TCAATTTCGAGGGCCAATGATGCTTCCTGAGAGCGAACTTAAAATCAACGTCGGCAAACTCAAGGGTAAGGGCGTGATGGTCGCAACCCCGATGTATGGCGGCAACGGCAACACGATGTATATGTCAAGCATGCTGCAATTGCAGGATGCCTGCCACCAGCACGGCATTGTCTTCCAGCACTGCTTCATGATGAACGAGAGCCTCATCGACCGCGCCCGCAATGGCTTGGTGCATGAGTTCCTCACGAAGAGCAATGCCGAGTTCATGCTGTTCATCGACGCCGACATCCAGTTCCGACCGGAGGATGTCCTGATGATGATGTCGCAGGACAAGGACATCATCTGCTCTCCCTACCCCAAGAAGCACATCAATTGGCCGGTGATCACATCTGCCGTGCAGCTTGGCTTTACCGAACCGGCGTACCTTGAGAAGCTGGTCGGAGAGTACGTATTTTCCACTCTTGACAACAAGACCAAGATGGAGGAGATTGTCAGGGTCTCGGAAGCCGGGACTGGCATGATGCTTATCAAGAGGTCCGTGTTCAAGAAGATGGAGGGGGCATTCCCGGAAAACGCCTATGTGTCCGATCACTCGCGTGACGTGCTCAGCGGCGTTGAGAAGAAGATGTTCGCCTACTTCAGGACTGGCATCTTCGACGGGCGTTACCTTTCCGAGGACTACTACTTCTGCCACAAGTGGCGGGAGATTGGTGGCGATGTGTGGCTGTTCCCTTGGGCGATTACCACCCACTACGGCACATACGGCTTCCAAGGCTCTGTCGGACATTTGATCAACACGCTGAGAAAAGTAGAGGAGAAGATTGGTGCGGGATCTGGAAGCGGAGATGGTGAAGGCTCTGGAGGGTAAGTTCTTCTGGGAGCAGACCAACGACGAGGAAAGAGCGGACTGCGAGTACGCCAAGCAGATTCGGGACGCCCAGAAGAAGTTCTGGACGATAAAAAAGAAGACCCCGGAGGACAAGCTAAGGGAACGCATGCAGCGGCTAAGTGACGCCGTTGAGCGCCGCAAGCGCAAGGCTCTTGAGCTTTCAATGACTGCCGAGGCGAAGGCATTTGATGCGTCGGTAAAGTTCCTGATCGAAACCCTCGCCGACATATACGATGTGCCGCCAAGCATGATAACCTCCCACCGGAAGGACTACTCGGCGTCAATTGCGAAGCATCACTTCGTCTGGTCGATTCTGCGGTACTTTCCGGAGGTTTCTCTCTCGGAGATTGGCAGGATGGTCGGCAAGGACCACACGACCGTGATGCACTCACGGAAGCAGTTCAACAAGCTGCAATACTTCCACCAAGACAAGGTGGCTGCTGTTGACAGCCTTATGGGATACGAGCCGAGGTAGCTCACCGTACAGGCTTGCACTTAATCTACCAATCTTGGTATAATTCTCCTGAAGCATTGGCAGTGATGCGCCGGATTTGTAACCCGGATAACTCAGTGCAACTCTGGGTGGGAGAACCATTGTGGAATTAAAAAGATCCGAGGCTCTAAAGATGGGCCTAAAAAAATATGTTTCAGAAAATCCGTGTGTAAACGGTCATGTTTCCGAAAGATATACGCAGAACGGTCAATGCATTGAGTGTAAGAATCTTGTTAGGCTTGGCCGAAGAAAACCTTGTCCTCCGGGGCTTAGGTCTGAAATTGCCAAAAGAGTGCATCTGAGAAAGAGGGTCGAGGATTATAAGGAATGGCAGTCTGGTGCTGGCATTTTTTCAAACAGAACTATAAAGTTGATGTTGGCTGACTTTGAGGGGTATAAGTGCAGTTCTTGTGGAATCCCCGATTGGATGGGCAAGCATATTACCCTTGAGTTAGAGCACAAGGACGGGAACAGTGACAATAATTCTCCCGACAATGTTTGCCTAATTTGTCCAAACTGTCATTCTCAAACCCCGACATACAAGGGCGCAAACAAGGGAAATGGTAGGCACTTCCGACGCCAGCGTTACGCCGAAGGAAAAAGCTATTGAATTACGCAGAGCTAATCGACAAGATACCCGAATCTGAGAAGCCGGAGATCCTCCGGCTTCTTCGTGCTTTGGACGAGGCGAAGGCCCGGGAGGCCGCTCAAGAGCATTACTTGGACTTCGTCAAGCTGATGTGGCCGGGGTTCATATCTGGTCGCCATCACAAGATCATGGCAGACGCATTCGAGAGGGTCGCCAAGGGCGAACTGAAGCGCCTGATCATCAACATGCCACCCCGGCATACCAAGTCTGAATTCGCCTCTTATCTGCTCCCGGCATGGTTTCTGGGCAAGTATCCCCAGAAGAAGATCATCCAGACGGCACACACCGCAGAACTTGCGGTGGGCTTCGGTCGAAAGGTCCGCAACCTTGTCGGATCCGATGACTACCGGAAGGTGTTTGCAGAAGTTAATCTCCAGTCAGATTCAAAGGCTGCTGGCCGCTGGTCAACAAACAAGGGTGGCGAGTATTTCGCTATCGGCGTTGGCGGTGCCGTTACTGGTAAGGGTGCCGACCTTCTGATCATTGACGACCCGCACTCCGAGCAGGAGGCCATGATGGGTCAGTTTGATGTTTCCGTATACGACAAGGTTTTCGAGTGGTATTCATCCGGACCCCGGCAGCGTTTACAGCCGGGCGGGGCTATAATTGTAATACAAACTAGATGGGCTAAGAGAGATCTTACTGGGCAAATTCTTGACGCATCGATCAAAAAGGAAGGCTCCTCCGAGTGGGAGGTGATTGAACTTCCGGCTATTCTGCCGTCTGGCGAACCCCTCTGGCCCGAATTTTGGTCAATTGACGAGCTTCAGCGACTTAAAGTTGAGCTTCCGATATCCAAGTGGTCGGCACAATACCAGCAGGATCCGACCTCCGAGGAAGGTGCGCTCATCAAGCGCGACTGGTGGAATATCTGGGAATCCGAAAAAGCCCCGCACTGTGAGGCTGTTATCGTGGCTATGGATACTGCATTTTCGAAGACCGAGCGATCCGACTACTCGGCATGCGTCTGTTTCGGGGTTTTTAACCATCCAAATGCCACCGGGAAGCCAATCCCAAACCTTATCCTTCTCGATGCGTGGAAGGACAAGCTTGAGTTTCCCGAGCTAAAGGCTGCGACCGTCCAGTATTATAAGGACTGGAAACCTGATATGTTCATCGTGGAAAAGAAGGCTTCGGGTGCCCCTCTGATTGCGGAGCTTCGGAATGCCGGTATTCCGGTCCAAGAGTTTACACCTACCCGGGCGACGGGAGACAAGATTGTGCGTGTAAACGCAATCACCGACATATTTGCGTCTGGCGTTGTCTGGGCACCCGATGACCAGTTTGCCGAGGATGTGGTCGAGGAATGTGCGGCATTCCCTTCCGGCGACCACGACGACTATGTGGACGCAGTTACAATGGCTCTGATGCGGTTCCGGCAGGGCGGCTTCATCATCCCCACCGACGAGGACGACGTTATCGAGACCCCGAAGTTCCGCAAAGAGGCGTTCTATTGATATAATGGGGCGAAAGAGAAAGACATCACATGATTGAGCCGAACATCCCGATTTCCCCGGAAACACCTCCCCTCGACATCGACATCGAGCTTCCTCCCGAGGATCTCGGGGCGAATGTGACGCCGATGGAGGACGGTGGTGTGACCGTTGACTTCGGCAGCCCCGATGAGGATCTGGCTCCCCCGGAGGAGCATGCCGCCAATTTGGCAGAGATCATGGACGAGGGTGATCTTCGGATGCTTTCCGAGGACCTCATTTCCTCCTTCGAGGACGATGTAAACACCCGCGCAGATTGGGAGAAAGCATACCTTCAGGGTCTTGACCTTCTGGGGCTCAAGATCGAGGAGCGTACAATCCCGTGGCCGGGCGCTTGCGGCGTATACCATCCAGTCCTCACTGAGGCCGTGATTCGCTTTCAGGCGCAGACGATCATGGAGGTCTTTCCTTCCTCCGGCCCCGTCCGCACCAAGATCGTTGGAAAGGCCAACGACGAACTCCTGAAGCAGGCTCACCGTGTTCAGGAAGAGATGAACTTCATCGTCACCGAGAAGATGCGCGACTACCGTTCCGAAACGGAGCAACTTCTCTTCCGTCTACCTCTGGCTGGCTCTGCCTTCCGGAAGATCTACTACGACCAGATGACGACCCGCCCCGCAGCCGTGTTCGTGCCTGCGGAGGACTTCGTCGTTGCATACGGCACAACAGATCTCGCCGCTTGCCCGCGTTACACACACGTAACGCGAATGTACCCGAACGAGCTTCGGAAATTACAGGTGAGTGGTTTCTACCGGGACATCGAGATTCCGACCCCGTCTCCGGACTACTCCACCTTGCAGAAGAAGTACGACAAGGTAAAGGGCGAGACCCCATCATTCTCTGACGATAACCGGCACACGATCCTTGAGATGTGTGTCGATCTCGACCTTCCGGGGTTTGAGAACGAAGACGGGATTGAACTTCCGTATGTCGTGACAATCGAGAAATCCAGCCGCCAGATCCTCTCTGTGCGGCGCAATTGGCGTGAAGGCGATG